ATTGGCGTTCCAGTTGCAGGATGATTACCTCGATGTTTACGGCGATACCAAGGTGTTCGGTAAGGAGATTGGTGGCGATATCACATCTAACAAGAAGACGTATATGCTCATCAATGCTTTTAATCATGCTGATGAGGCTCAGCGTGCAGAACTGCAGAAATGGGTAAATGCCGAGGAGTTCGACCGCAAGGAGAAGGTAGCTGCTGTTACCCGTCTCTATAATGAAATAGGTATCGACAAACTGGCGCAGGATAAGATTGCTTATTATTTCGAGCAGAGCAAGAAGTATCTCGATGCTGTTAGCGTGCCTGCTGAGCGTAAGGAGGAATTGGCAAAGTATGCTCAGAAAATGATGAAGCGACAGTACTAATCATAAAGTTCAAAGTTCAATGTTCAAAGTCATAGATACACATACGCATTTCGATGCGGAGGAGTTTGACGAGGATAGGGCGGAGGCTTTTGCTCGTGCCAGGGAAGCGGGGGTAGGCAAGGTGTTCTTGCCTGCCATCGATGTGAAGACCACACACGCGGTACTGGCATTGGCTAAGGAATATCCAGGCTATGCTTATCCGATGATTGGTCTGCATCCTGAAGAGGTGAAGGCTGACTGGAAGGAACAGCTGGCTGAACTCCGGAAGATACTGGAGGAACATCGCATGACCGGTAATGCCTGTCAGATGGGTGGTTCTCCTCAGTTTTCAGACTTGATTGCTATCGGAGAGGTAGGACTTGATTATTACTGGAGCCGTGAGTTCGAGCATGAGCAGTTGGAGGCTTTCGAGGAACAGGTAAAATGGTCGGTAGAAACCCAGCTCCCGCTGATGATTCATTGCCGCAAGGCGCAGAACGAGATGGTACATCTGCTCAGAAAGTATGAGAAAGAACTGCCGGGTGGCGTCTTCCATTGCTTTACGGGCAACCAGAAGGAAGCCGAAGAACTGCTCTCCTTCGATAAGTTTGTATTGGGCATCGGGGGTGTATCCACCTTCAAGAGCAGCCATCTCAGAGAAGATTTACCGGCTGTGGTTCCTATGGATCGCATCGTATTGGAGACCGACAGTCCGTATATGGCGCCTGTTCCTTATCGCGGCAAGCGTAATGAGAGCGCTTTTGTGGTAGAAGTGATGAAGACGCTCGCCAAGGCTTATGGCGTAAGCGAAGAGGAGTTTGCCCGGCAGACCAATCTCAATGCAGAGCGTGTTTTTCCGCTATCCGTATCCCCAGTATAGGCAGTAAGCGTTCAAAACTCCTTAAATAAACATAAAAAAACAATGAAAGTTATGGTATTTCGGAGGAAAAGCAATAATTTTGCACTTCGAAATTGTTGCAGCA